AATGGTGAGCGCTTTATCGTAGCCCCTAGCAAGGCTACCAAGCGCAAGCGTAAGGCTAAAGTAAGTGGCAAAGTAGTAAAGCCACGCAAAGTATCAGAGCAAGACACGCGAGCGATAGAGTTGGCAGAGCGCCAGCGCCTATTCGCTGAGTCGCAGAAGCGACTTGAACTAGAGATGAGAGGCGCATATAACTAATGAGCCCCGATATTCACCTTATAGATACCGACCTTAATGGGATAGATACCCCAATGCTCAAAGAGATGAGAGCGGGTTATAGACACGCACTAGCCAAAGCCTTAAAGCAAGGTAGCCCTAGCAAGCGTGATGAGTATGAAGCAAAGATAGAACTAATTCAGATAGAGTTAGATAGTAGAACTCAATAGAACATAGTCGCGCACACCTAACGGGTGCGAGGGTTCATGACCCTAGCGCGACACGCGATAGCACAAGGCTACGCACTAGGATAAAGTTAGGATAAACTTATGGATAACTTCATGGAGTTTAGCGTAAGTGGGTGGGGAATTACCTTCTCCAGCGCACCGCTTTACTTCAACCTTCAATGGTGGCTAGTAGTAGCTACAATAGGTGTTATGATAGCCCGCAAGGTTATCAAGCACAAGAGAGGATAAGTAGATGGCAATTCTAAGAGATACTGCCACCTTCACAGTTAAGTCGCTAGGGCTTTATCAAGCCACACCGACAACTGATAAGGATTGGGAGATTATCAGCAAGATAATCGCTGAGAAGTTATCGGGCGATAATGAGTGAGAGCGATTACATATTAGTTCTTGCTCCTAATGAGTTAGACACTATCCGCACCGCGCTACGCGCTGAGAGCGATAGATGTAAGCGACAAGGTTTTGAGGGGTTAAAGACCCACACCGATAATCTTAGAGATAAGATTTCCAACATGATGATTGAACACACCTACACTAGACTTGAAAATAAGTCTAAGGTATGATAAGATAAGGCAACGATAACACCTAAAGGGGTGAGATAATGCCAGATGATAATGATGATGAACTCATCAATTGTAGTGAGTGTAGTAGTGAGATAAGTCAAGATGATTCTTTCACCGCGAATAATGGTGAGATAATCTGTAATGATTGCGTTCAAGTATGCCAATACTGTGAAAGCATATACACTTCTAATGATGATTGGTATAATGTAGGTAATGAATCTTGGTGCGAGAGTTGCTGGGATAGCCACTCTTTCACCTGTAATCGTTGCGATTATTGTACCAACTCTAACCGAGATGGTGGCACAAGTGTAGGTAATGAGTATTGGTGCGAGGATTGCGTAAGCGATAACGCCACCTATTGTGATGAGTGTGACGAATACTATCCTGAGCATGATACATGTTCATGTAGTCAAAGTGCTAGTGGCACAATTCATCAATACTCTTACAAGCCTAACCCTGTCTTTCATGGTGGCAACGATAAGAATCTCTACATGGGCTTTGAGTTGGAGATGTCTTTCGGTGATGACCCTGATAGGAGTGATTACAATACCGCCATATCTGATGTGCTAGAACTAGAGCAAGCAGATGTCTGCTATCTCAAGCAAGATGGCTCTATCGGTGGCTGGGGGTATGAGTTAGTCACACACCCACACACGCTTACTGCTTATGAGCAAGCCACCGACCTATGGAATTATATTGAGTCGTGTCGCAAGAGGGGCGCGAGAAGTTGGGATACGGATTCATGTGGGCTTCATGTCCATGTGTCGCGTAGTGCGTTCAAGTCTGGCGCACACACGCACCGATTCTTATCCTTAGTCTATCGCAATCCACGCGAGATGATGAAGTTAGCAGGGCGCAAGAACTCGCGCTTCGCTCGCTTTGATGATGTCTATACTAATGATGAGTGGGGTATCCCACAATTCAACTTGCGAGATAAAGTCCATTATGTTGGTAGAACCGAGCGATATAGTGCGGTGAATACCAACAATGATTACACACTAGAGTTGCGCTTCTTTCGTGGCAACATGAAGCGCGAGGGTATCATGAGTGCCCTTGAGTTGTGCCACGCCTCGGTAGAATACACACGCAATATGAGTGTGCCTGATGTAAAGTTGGGCATGCTTAAGTGGGAGTGGTTCGCCGATTGGGTAGCCACTAACAATGGCTTATACCCTAACCTATACCAGCGCATGTCCAAAGTGCCTAGTATATCCTTATCAACTCCAACACTAATCAATGCCTGAGGGGGTGTTATATGTGTCTATTAGTAGTATGTAAGCCTAACGCTATACCAAAGCGTGAGGAACTTACAGAGGGAACATGTGCTAATCCACATGGCTTCGGCTTTGCTATCGTAGCAGATGGTAAAGTTATCCGCTATCGCACAATGAGTGCCAAGAAGGCGGTGTCTAAGTTCTTAGAACTACGCGAGCAGTATCCTAGTGGCTATGCTATATGGCATGCTAGAATCGCTACGCATGGTGTAAAGAACGAGGATAACTGCCACCCATATCAAGTCGGTGATGATACCAATACTTTTCTAGCGCACAATGGTGTGCTAGATACCTTCATCAGCAAGGGCGATAAGCGTAGTGATACGCGTGTCTTTGCTGAGGATACGCTACCTAAACTCGGTGGTGTGCTCGCCCTTGAGGACGAGAACATCTATCGTATGATTGAGGGGTGGGCTAGCGGTAGCAAGATAGCCGTGCTCACCACCAATCCACAAGCCCAATACCAACTCTATCTAATCAACGAAAGACTTGGAACTTGGGACGACAATGGTGTATGGTGGAGTAATTCGAGTTATAAGCGGACGATAGTCACGCCACGCTCGTATTACAATCCATCACCTAACCCTATCGCTGATACAGGTGCTTTCGCAGAGGATAACTTTGCTGACGAGCAATCTTACTACGCAGAACTTCAAGCGCAGTTAGATAGCTACGCCATCATAGATGAGTGTCCCACATGTGAAGCCTTGATTGACATAGAAGTGTCCGTAGATTTCTGCCAATACTGCGAGGCATGCGTGTCATGTGGAGCACATCACCTAGATTGTATGTGCTACACACCCCAATCCACCAAGTCAAAGACAAGAGAACTTGACTTTGACAATCAATGGGTGAGGGTGTATAATAAAGACCAACAAGCACTACCTTACTAACCAACTAACAGAAAGATAAACTGCCATGACGAACGAAACACTAATCGTTGGCTTAGCCGACGAATTGCGTGACATCGCTTCTCTACTTGAGACAGCGGTGATTGATACACAAGATAGTATCCTTCCACTAGGAACTATTGTCAAAGCACTACCTAATCAGACCCGCTTCAAACCTAAGTCAATTTGGGTGTCATTGGGAGATGGCACTTACAAGCACTTGACAGGTAAGAAGGGCTTGATTGCCAAGCACGAACGCCTTGATGGATATGTAGATGTCATCTTCGACTCCTTCTAACGATAGAGTTGCCATAGCCACGCCACTAGCAGGTATGCTGGTGGCTGGCTATGTAGTCCTAGTATTTCCAGAGGACACCGCTACGAACTCGCTATTCTATGGCATGTTCGACACCTTAGACAAGGCTCAAGAGTGGGCTGAGTTGCTGAGTGGTATCGTCACGATACACCCTGTATATCAAACAACCCACAATAGGGGGTAGTATGAAAGGCTTATGCTCCACGCACCCGAAGCCAGACATGTGGTTTCCAGAGCAACCTAAGGGCAGACCCACTATGGCTAATCGTAAAAGACTTGCCGATAGTGCTATGCTTGCTATTGGTATCTGCCAAGATTGCCCCATCAAAGCAGAGTGCTTAGCCGAAGGCATGAAGCCTGAGAATATAGAGTATGGTATATGGGGTGGCATGCTAGCAGGTGAGAGAATACTCATGGCTGGCATACCAACTAACCGAACTATCCGAAGCGACGCTATCACCTTCGCAGAAGGAGTAAGAGTATGGCAAGGCATATCGCTCACTACATAGGAGCACTAATCTTTACTATCATATTCACCCTTGTGATAGTAGAACCACTAAGCACACCGCACAAGTATTCCAAGAAGGATACTTGGACAGTAGAGGATAGCAAAGGCTACGCCTACAACAGGCTATCCGAGTGGCGTGATAAACAGATGTCCTGCCTTAGTAAACTGTGGGGTAAGGAGTCAGCATGGAATCCCAACGCATACAACAAAGTAAAAGTTATGGGTAAGAATGCTGGCGGTATCCCACAGATACTAGGGCTAGACCCAGCAACACCCCCCACCAAACAGATTGACAGGGGGCTTGAGTATGTATATCATAGATACGATACTCCCTGTCAAGCTTGGGCTCACTTCCAAAAGAAAGGGTGGTACTAATGCCATCATTAAGAAATGATTATGTTGTTCTTTGCGACTCTTGCTATAAACCTATCGAAGGTAAGTCGGTAATGGTAAATGGAAAGAAACCTATGGACACTTGGATATACCACGAATCTCCAAAAGACTGCGCCAACGCAGTTGAACCAACTGAAATCAGGAGGAGGTTAGGGTGGAAGAATCTTGGAAAGAACCAAAACACATAACAGAATTGAAGCCTGACTACAAGAGTGCTATGGATATTCGTGGCACACCGACAACAGTATGCCCTTGTGGTAGTCAGATATGGAATCTCAAAACCATATTCGATTCTGATGATGGCACTATCGAAATGTATTTCACAGACATGGAGTGTGCCGAGTGTGGCACGCTAGCTACTGCGCCTACCCCTGAGGGTAGCACGCTGGAGGATTACTAACATGCCGACATACAGATGTTATCAATGTGATGATGAGTTTGCTCATAAGAGTGAGCTTCAATGGTGGCAGATTTGGTGTAGCATGAGATGTTTTAATTCAAGACTAAGACAAGAGCAAAGGTATTACGACGAACATGCCGACATATGAATATAGATGTGGTAAGTGCGAGTCACTTACTGTACTTCCCCGAAGCGTAGATGAGCGTGACGAACCAGTCACCTGTGTCTGCGGTTTTAGTTCAACAAGAATATACAACGCAGTCGGTATTCAATTCAAGGGTACTGGCTTCTACAAGACTGGAGGATAAATGATAACTTACAACTTGAATACAGAAGATGTGAGCAACCTAATCAAGGCACATCTCTGTGATGATTTAACGATAACTAACATGGAAGATTACTCGGTCATTAGTAGTGACTCTGATAAACTCTATGGATTTGTACGAGCCTACCCTGAGGGTGGAGTTGTGATTACTAAAGATGATTACGACACCATTCTAACTGGTGCGAGAAGCTCGGACTCTACCCCACTATTCATAGCAGCAACACCTGATGGTGTGTTCCAGTATGATTTATCCCTATTGAAGTTAGGGTTTGAGAATTACACAGACCATAGTGCTGGTGTGGATATGTATGTAGCAGACCTAGATATATCTATCGGTAGTCAGATACTTGAATGGTATCCTGAGTTCGCAACCGAAGATGAATATGTCGATGCTCTCATGAGCAACGGCGATACCATTGGCTTCGACGAGAGTGAGTCTTGGTGAAATATTGGAGTTCGATGTTATTCATCTCCGCCTGTGCTTTCCTCGGCGGTACTGACATCAATTCCATCATCACTACTGTTGCTTTCATCACCTTCATTGCTATCTGGTTTGTCTAAGTCCTCGTCATGATAAGGTCTATACCCGCCAAGTTTATTGACGAGTCTTTTTATCGCACGCTTGTGACGCATTCTCGCTGCGTCCTCCGTGCCCAGAGATAGAAAGTTGGCTATCTCCTTGAAGTCTAGCGACTCAGCATGGCGGAAGAATAATAACTTCCTATCCTCTTTGGAAAGCTTCCAATATGCTGAGTCAACTTCAAGTAACATAACCTGTATGTTGCCACCCTCAGCAGGGGCAGAAGGCTTGCCCCCTCCACTAAGATTTAACTTCGGTGCGATATGAAAGTTACCCATCAACACAGCAGGTAACAGCACCTCAACTAACCCTGGTTCATAATAATATAAATCAGATACATCATAGCCAACTGTCTTGGCTTTCCATCTCTGACAGTAATCCAACGCTTCGTTTCTTAGACTACGATAGATAAGGTTCTTAGCATCCTTCTCACCTATCGCTTCCCAAGTATCTAGTTTATTAGGGTGCTCAGCAAACCATTGGTATAATGCTTGCTTGATATCCTCATACTCACAGATGGTAAACTTCTTGGAGTATTCACTAGCAACTGCTGTGACTACATACTCCCAGCGTTCGATTCTACTCCAGTCCATTATCAACTTTCTCATTCTTATACTTGCGTGTCATTGTAAGTAAGTCTTCAACTGTGATGAGATAACCCTTAGACTTATTAGGCGGCACTTCGCAGGATATTTCCCTGCCCAATTCTAGTACACCCTTCTTAAGTATATGTGTGGGCACGATTACTGTTGACTGCTCAAGCACGAATGCCCAGTACGCAGCCTCGGTTACTGATAAACCTGATGGCTCCCATGCCTTAGACTTATTGAACCAACACTCAACTTCAATGTATAAGTTGTTGGTAATCCACCACTTCCTATCACGCTTGACCTCTACTGTGCGCCCACCAGTAAGTAACTCCTCGACCAATGTCTCACCCTTACGACCATACCCAAAGTCTAAATCGAACGAAGAGTTCTTTACCATTAGTAATCCCAACTCTGTACTTTGATTTTCCCATCAACTATTGTTACTTTATCTAAAAGAATTGCTTTGCACAATACTTCTAAATAGGTTTCGAAACCCTCAACTATATCTTGTAGTTTATCTTCTTTCATTTATCCCACTTTCCTCTCAGTACTAGTAGTGCTATGATGGCATAGTTAGCTAAGTCCTTGAACGAATCCTCAAGGGATTCATACTCAGGTTGGTTACTACCTGTATCAATCAGGTTGTTAATACGAGCAGTCTTATCGTGGATACGAACACGAAGCCCATTGAGGGCACCGCCAGGGGCATCAGCAATATTCTTAGCCCCATAATCCCTGTGCTTCTTAAGCAGGACGGACATCAACTCATCATATACAATCCTTACATCCTCTTCGAACTGGGTTGGGTATTGTACACGCTCTTCCTTGCTAACAGGGGGATAGTTAAAGTTACTGTGAGGATATCCTCTTCTTGCTTTGTCTCTGTAATCTGATAACCCATCCCAGCTAGGTGTTGTACTATCTGCCATATCTCTTCACTCTCTATTCTTGAATAGTTGTTTGAGTTCTCCATCGAAGTCTTCCATTACGCTTTCTACTATAATATCCTCAACAGTTTCCCCAATCATTTCGGGGTAATGTTCTGCTGTGAATAAAGTTATGTATGCTGACTGTGTTATCTGGCTGATATACTCAGCATCATCTTTGTTATCGTATAGCCCACGCAACAGACTACCAAGTAGCAAACGGAAACCACCTGGCATTATCATTGAAGGGTTGAACTCTTCTCCATCTTCAACCATATGTTCAACCACATCAAAGGCATCATCTAATATTTCCCCACACTCAGGGCACTTATACTTATCGCCATGACGGAACTCAGGCATTAGCTAGTCCTGCTCTCTTAAGTATTGCTTGCGACCCGTTGCTAGTATAGAATGAGTTAGGGTCTTCGCCGTCGGGGAACTGGACGATAGTAACAGGGAGTTCTCTTGCAAGTGAGTTGGCAAATTCTTTTCCTGGTTGGTCTCCGTCAGCAAAGACATAGACTCTTTCGAAATCGGCGAGGAGTCTCGTGTAATGTTTCTTCCAACTATTAGCCCCTGGCACACCAATACAAGGAATGCCGACGCAAGCAGACATAGTAATAGTATCAAGTTCTCCTTCGCAGATACCAATGTAATCACCAGCCCGCTCAATATCAAGGACATTATACATTTTAGTATCAGCTCCAGTGAGTCCCATATACTTCGGCTCCACCGCAGGATTGAGCGAACGAAACCGTAAATCCACAACACCAGTCTTAGTAACATATGGTATACTCAACCTTCCTTGGTACATCTCATGGCCTATCTCAGCCTCTACGACTACGCCTAATCGAGCCAGCCGTGCTACCTCTATCGGAATGCCCCTGTTTTTTAGGTAGCCTTCTGCCTGATAAATGTTTGCCGCGTACTTCTCCGATGCCCGTTCCAATAGTTCTCTCTGCGAATTCTTTTGCATCTCTTACACTAATTCCTTCTCTTTGGGATATGATTTGTAAACTGTTTCCCTGAACCCCGCATGCAAAGCAGATGAACACATTGGTGTCCAAGTTGGCTGTGCCTGATTGATGTGTGTCTCCATGGAATGGACATCGCAGATTTGTTTGCCCGTGGTTGCGTCGTATGTCCGCACCGTAGTGGATAAGGACATCTCTAATACTTGGTAGGTCATTCATGTCTCTCTCTCATCCACTGCTCTAAGTTTTGTATAACCCAAGCGTTCTTAACGCTACTGTTACGACGCTTGACTACAACGAAGGAAGAAGGTTCCGTACCCAACCCTCTTGCCTTCGCGTAGTTCTTTGCCTCAACCTGCGCCTCGTCCCAGAAGGCAGGTAAGTCTAGCTTCTTACGATTCTTTAACTCCATAATGTATGTCTTACCCTGAAGGAATACATACAAGTCGCCCTCATCTTTAGCACCAGCCTTAGTAAGACGCTCAGCTACAGCATTGTTATCACGAAGCCAACGCATTACATCGGTCTCGAACTGTGCACCCTTACGTCCGTTGGGGTTAGCCATTAATATGCGCTCTTATCTTTCTCTAGTATTCTCGTTGCCCAATCAAGTCCGTCGCATACGCCCTGCGTATAATCGTCCCTAACCTGCGGTTTGGCATCATTAATCTTCTGTATGCAGATGGCAACATCTCTGTGATATTCAGCCTGTGCCATTTCTTTTGCATGTATCTCCAAGTAATCATCATCCATTGTAACTCCTAACCATTCTCTGGTATATCTTCGACGAACATATACTCAGGATTGAAAGCAATCCAAGTCATTAGTCCACCACCCGCATCGGCTTTGCCATAACGGTTCTTGACAGGGGCCACGCCCATTGATGTGCCCACAACACCAAGCGTGCAAATGAGTGCGGGGAGCTGAGCCACCTTTCCCTGAATCGCGGAACGAGGCTGGCAAGGAGAGCCAGGTACCGCTTCACTCGTATGATGTAATACCAACACACCCGCATTCGTAGCCCTAGCAAGATACTTCAACTCCTTCATGATAGCTCTCATAGAAGAGAACTCCTCGCCACCATCGGTGGCTACATCCATTAAGTTATCTACAACTATTAGTTGTGGTGGACATCCCCACAATTCTTCGAAGGCTTGTACTTCCTCATCGATATCTTGTAGTGATGGTGCTGATTCAAATGACCAAACAATATGACCAGCCTTAGCTAGCACTGCTCTTGTCCAACCTAAATCAGTATTCAATAATCCTTCAACATCAGTCTGATTCTTACCCGAAATCATAGATGCTAATCGCATAGCCATTGTGTGTGCGTTAGTGTCGGCGCTAATGTATAGCGTAGGAACCTTCATCTTTAGCGCAAGAGCTAAGGCAAGTGTTGACTTACCTACTCCTGGCGCTGCTGCGAACATCGACACTTCGCTACGCCTGAGGATAATTTTGTTCGACTCAAACGCTTTGAAGCACGATGGCAATGGTTCTCCGCCAATACTTGCACGACCAACGCTTCTGACAAGTGTACGCAAGGCTTATTCCTTTTTAGTAAGAGCCGTAGCCAACCCATGACAAACTGACTACGGCTCATTGATTCCTTATTTAGTTGTTATGCCCAGACAATCGGAGCATGTTGTTCTTTAGGGATTTTTTCGCCTGTCCATTTAGGACCAGCAGCAGGGTCTGACCAGCACTTATATGCTTTGCCAGCTTGGCTAGTTCCTGACTTTAGAACCATTATTCCTCTTGCACAAGTCGGTGCACCTGATTTATTATAGACCCATATGTTACCATATCTGTCTTGCACAGTCTCTTCAATGCCACCTGATGCTAGATTTTCCTGGGTCATTGGCGAGGTTAGAGGAGGCCTTGTGCTTGTTGTGGAACTTGGCGTCGATAAAGGGGCTACATTGTACGCACCTGCCAAGAGCTTGTTAGTTGCAGCAATCTGTGTAGCATAATCACCTACACCTTCAAGCAGTACACTAAGTTCGTCAGCAGTATTGGCACGGATATTAATCATATCACCAGTGCCAGTCTTATACGAGACTTGCAGTTTCCATTCTTCGTTCATCGTTTCTCTTTCTTTGAAGTAAACGAGCAGTGCTCCGTGAGCCCGCATCGGTTACAGTTGTTTGTGTTGGGTAAGAATATACCAGCAAGGCGTGCTTTGTCAAATTTTTCTACAAAGTAATCAATCATCTCTGTCGAGTACTTAGTTAAGTCTTCTCTTTCGCTAGTGCCAGCCTGACGAGCCATCCAATAACTACCATAATTTACATCAATGCCAAAGATTTTCTTTAGCCCTGCTCGGTAGAAGCCCAACTGCAAACTAGATTCAGGTGTGCGTTGTGATGTCTTTAAGTCTACCACAACTAACTGACCGTCAACATCAAAGA